GGGCTCTTACAACACTACTCGATGCTATCGAAGACGGTGAAGTTGCTCCGAGAATGTTTGAAGTACTTGCAACACTACAAAAATCAATGCTTGATATAATCAAATCTCAAACAATGTACCTAATGGCAACTGAAGAGAGTGCTAAAAGAATAGCAAGAGACATTGAAATATACAAAAAGCGAGATGACATTAGAGAAATAGAAGCTTCGGGTGGAGACCCTGGTTCCGGAAATGTTCAAAGAGGTACTAAAGACCTAATGAGAATGATTCGTGAAGGAATCGATTCTGCAGAAACTGACGTTCAAGATGTTGAAATAACAGAATAATATGGCAAATGAAAACTATATAGGCGATAATAAATGGATCCCCTCAGGAGATTCAGAAAAGGATGCACAAAAACTAGTTTGGTCAACTAAAATCATTAATGATTTAATGGTTGCATTGGATAAAGGTTACCGACCTCAAGTAAGTATGCCCTTCTACGAAGGAAAACAATTCTTACGCCGAGGTAATATTGTATTTGACTATACTGACACAGAACTTAAAGAGATTGCAAAATGTGCAAATGATATTGTTTACTTTGCAGAAACTTACGCGGTTGTAATGACTGATAATGGGATTCAAAAGGTAAAACTGAGAGAATATCAAAAAGACCTCTTAAGGGACTTTCAACATAACCGATTTAATATTGTTCTAGCATCCAGACAGATGGGTAAAACTGTAACTGCCAGTATTTTTAATGCATGGTACCTTACATTTAACTATGATAAAACAACCCTACTACTTGCAAATAAATCTGAATCAACAAAAGAGATTATTGACAAGGCTAAAGTTGTAATTGAAAACCTTCCATTCTTTATGAAGCCGGGAATTATCAAATATGATGTAATGAACGTAAGGGCTGATAATGGTTGTAGACTTGTTGGTCAGTCAACTACAGCAAAGTCTGGTATTGGTTTTACGATTCACAATTTATATCTTGATGAGTTTGCTCACGTTCATCCAACGATTGTAAACTCATTCTATGAAAACGTTTACCCTACACTTTCTGCTTCAAAGATTTCAAGGATTAATATTACAAGTACACCAAATGGATTTAATAAGTTCTATGAAATTTATGCCGATGCCGAAAAGGGACTTAATGAATATAAAGCAACCCGAATAGATTGGTGGCAGCATCCTGATAGGGACGATGCTTGGTATAAAAGAGAACTTGGAAACCTAGGTTCTGAGGATGCTTTTAATAGACAATATGGAAATGAGTTTACAAGTTCATCCAGTTTATTATTAAGTCCTGGTACGATGAAAAATATCCGAAAGAATGCCAAGAAATTTGTTTGGCACGATATTGAAGAGTTTGAAAATGCTCATATTGATACCCAAGGGTTCCTTTCATTTAACCCAAGTTTTGATATTGAAGAGGCCGGAAACGAAGAAAAATATTACCTGTTTACGGTCGATATCGCTGAAGGGAACGGAGGGGACTATTCAGTTATAAATATGTTTGAAGTTGAACCACTTCCGGATAAAGACATAGAAAATTATATTAATCCAGGAGCGATGTATGATTTTTTTCGGATTAATCAAGTTGGAATATTCCGGAGCAATGAGCATCCAATTGAGGATTTTGCAAAAATCTTATACATATTGGCCCTTGACGTATTTAACGCTGAAAACGTTAAATTGATTATTGAATATAATACTTATGGAAGTATCTTATTACAATACCTTTCAACAGTTTTCCCAGGGAGAAATGAATTTGAAGATGAATTGGTCCTGCGATTTAAACATCGACATGATGCAAAGGCACCAAAACCTGGAATCCGACTTAAATCCGATAATAAATCAGTTTTTTGTCAAAACTTTAAAAAGTTTATTGAGATGAATCGTGTTAAAATCAATGACATACAAACAGTTCAAGAGGCAAGTCTTTTTGGAATTGTTAAAAATGGAAGTTATGGAGCCCAGATGGGAAATGATGATTCAATCATGACATGTATTACTGCAACTGAATTTTTTACAACAGTTGATTATGCTGATTATGTTGAAGAACTATTAGATATTATAGAACCTGAAAAACACGAACTCATGGAAAAGATATTATATAAAAATAATGAAACAAGTGGAGACCTCCAGTACGACATATACGATCTTTTGGGATAAAATCCATTTTAATTTAGATATATAATAAAAGAAAAAAATACACTTAAAATTATGGCACTAAGTCCGCAATTATTAAATTTTAAGAGCTCAGGAGTTTACAGACTTGAGTTTGATAAATCTCAGACAGCAAATATAAATGTCGAGACTCTTAGATTAATGGTAGGTCACTCTAAAAAAGGTCCTTACAACACACCGGTTTTGATTGATTCAGTTGAAACTCTTACAAATGTGTTTGGAAACATTGATAAAAGTTTAGAAAAAAAGGGAATGTTTTTCCACAGATCTTGTATCGAAGCCCTTTCAAGAGGTCCGATATTGGCCCTAAACCTTGAAAAATTTGAGGAGGGAGATATTGCATATTACCAAAGTCCAGTAACTTGTGGTGGAGCTGGAGCAGTAGGTATTACCGCCGATTCAGGTACATCAGAATACGCAGATTTCTTTGATAATGATAAATTCATGGTTCCTTCAGATGCTGCTACACTAGCAACTATAGTTCCTGATAACGACCACGTCCTAAACTTTGTTAATATTAAACAAGATTCAATTACAATTATCGTAAGACAAGCACAAGATGTTAAAGAATTTGACTTAACTGCAAGAGAATGGTACGGTGTTGGAAATGTTCCAGAATACTTAAATGATTTTGACAAAATGTCAGACTTTATGATTGATGTATTTGTATTCAAGGGAGAATTTGATGCAGCGACAATGGTTAATGACCCAATCTATTCTGCCTACTTTATACAATCAGGTACAGAATATGGTTTAGATAAAACAAAACTTGCACAATTTGCAAACCTTAGACAGGTTAGTTTAATTGCGCAATACACTGGTTCTATCCTACCAGGATTTAAAGACCTTGAAGGTAGAAACTTATACATTGAATCAACTATTAACGCAGAGGCTAGAAGAACTGGTTTATTCTGTGCTGTTAAAGAAGATGCAGTTATGGATGAACAAGGAACTCAAGTTGATTTATTAGGACATGTCCACAATGGAGCTAATTCTTATGAATTACTATCTCATTATGTTCCTGTAGGTGATAGAGAAATTGCTGAAACATTTGTTGATGGTACTATTGGAACTAACGCAACTTTAGGTAGTTCAAATTTCACTGTAACTTATACAACAGGAGACGAACCTACTACATTCCCAATTACAGTTGGACAATATGTTGATGCTGTTGCTACTGGTAGACTTGCAAAAGTAAACAGAGTTGCAAAATCGATCGATGGTGGAGATACTATTTTCACAATATATACTGACGTAGAACCAGCATATAACGATAGAATTATTTTATCATACGAAGCTGCTTCTGCTGTTTATAAAACTTTTGTATTGCCAAAAGCATCTATAACTGGAAAAGAAATAAGTGACTATTTATCAGTACTTTCTGGTGGTAATGGAATTTATGATGCCTTAATCGACAAAGACATTATCGATTTTAGATATGTTGTAGATACTTTTACATCTTTTGATGAGAATGGATTAAATAATAAATCAAACCTTTCTCAATTAGCAAAAGATAGACAAAATGCTTCTGCAATCTTAAATGCGCCAACAATTGAAGATTTTAAAAAATCTACAGATCCATCTTTTACTGATGCAAATGGAGCTTTTGATACTGCTTATATCGCAACAGGTGGTAACCAAGATAAAAACCCAACTAAAATTTATGCTCTACCAAGTATAAATCAAGGTGCAAATTACGCATTCTATTACGGACCTGGTTTAATTGTAACTGACAATGGAAAAGACATTATTGTTCCTCCAGCTGCTTATGTTGCTAACAACTACATCGACAAATATACGAACGCCCTTCCATGGTCAATTGTTGCTGGTCCAAGAAGAGGAGTTGTTGCAGGTACAAATGTTAAAGGAGTTGAATACGCATTTGATAAAGGTGATAGAGATATTTTAGAACCTTTCGGTTACAATCCAATTGTATTCCAAAGAGGAACAGGTTTAACTATCTTAGGTAATAAAACTGCCCAACAATCTATTAAATCTGCACTTTCTTCTGCTCACGTAAGAGAGGTACTTATTTATATCCAAGATGGTATGGCTGATATTCTTAAAGATTACGTATTTGAATTTAACACTGCGCAAACAAGACTTGAAATCAAGACCCTTGCAGATTCATTCTTACAAAGTGTTAAACAAGACAATGGTGTATATGAGTTCAAAAACGTAATGGATTCAACAAATAACACTAATGAGGTTATTGATAATAATATGGGTATAATTGATACTTATGTAGAACCTGTTAAAGGTTTAGAAATTGTAGTTCATAGAACAACAGTTTTAAATACTGGAGAAATTCAATCAGGTAACCTATAATCGTGATATATAAAAAAATAAAAATTAATAAACATGGGATTACCACACTATAATCAAGACCAAACGTCTAGAAAAGGTAGAAATTTTGAACCAATCCAGCCTAACCTGTTTGAAGTTACAATACTTCCACCGGCTGGTGTTGCAGATGCTCCACTTTTTTTACAGCATGTTAATTCTATCTCAGGATTGGAATTATATAAAGAGATTGCTGCAGTAGAGCAAAAATATAAATGGGTTACTAGATCTTTTGCTGGTATGCCAGAAGGAACTGCAGTTGATGTAACTATTAACTTCTCATTAAACTTAAATGAAGCAAACCAGGCCTATTTATATAAGGCAATGAGACAATGGTATAACTTAAGATATGACCCGAATACAGGTACAATGGGTCTTAAAAAAGATTACGTTGGAACTATAGTAATCGTACAGTTTAATAGAGCTGGGGATATTTATAGAACAGTAACTTTAGAAGATTGCCAAATTACTTCAGGTTTAGGTTTCACAGATGAACTAAATTATGAAACTAAAGATGCCGCAGCACTAGAAGTAGGATGGAGATGTGATGCATGGAAAGAAGTACTAGCATAATATTTTAATAAAGTATAGGGAATGATTGATTTGTTCCCTATATTTTTTTGAAACAAAAACATAATATAATGATAATATAATATATTGATGGATAAACTAACCAAGAAGTTACAGGTCCTATTATCAGAAGATGAAGTAACTCTAATTAATCGTATAATACTTAGTGAAGCTATCGAAACTGGACAAAGACCAATTTCAATTTCCGCATTTATTAGAGATGTTATAAGAACTGAAATAGATAAAAGAGCAGAAACAATTACAAAATTTAATAAAATCGACATTAAAAAACTTAAAAACAAATAATTTATGAGTACAGAAAACGATTCAAATCTAGAAGAACAATATAAAAATATTGTTCAATCTGTAGAAAATCAAGAGGT